AAACTATGCTCATTAGTAACGGCATCAGGTACAAAGTATACCTTAACAATTTTATAATCTAAAGCACCAATATAAACTGTTTTCCCTATTAAGTCTACTGCGTCTTGCATAATTGTTTAATTTACATCATCCCCATCATATCTCCAAACCCACCGTCATTTTTCTTTTCTTCGGGTTTGTCAACTACAACAGCTTCTGTTAATAAAATAGTACCAGCAACTGAAGCAGCGTTTTCAAGTGCTGTACGAGTTACTTTAGCAGGATCAATAATACCAGCTTCTTTCATGTCAACAAAATCTTCTGATTTTAAATCCCAACCGTACCAATAATCACCAACTGTTACAGCATTGATAGCGTTATAGATATCTTCTTGTTCATAACCAGCATTTGCTAAAATCTTTTTAAATGGAGCAGCACAGGCATTATAAACAATATTTGAACCAATATCATCAACATTAATATTAGTACGAGCGTGTAACAATACAGATCCACCACCTGGTACAATACCTTCTTCAAGAGCGGCTTTAGTAGCTTGTAAAGCATCATCTACACGATCTTTTTTCTCACGCATTTCTGCTTCAGTAAATCCACCAACATGAACTACAGCAACACCACCAATAAATTTAGCTAAACGTTCTTGTAATTTTTCTTTTTCATATGGTGAAGTTGATTTTTCAATTTGTGTTTGAAGTTCTTCAATACGAGAAGCTATTTTATCAGCATCTCCTTTACCATCTACAATAGTAGTTTCATCTTTACCTACAGTAACAACACGTGCTTGACCAAACCAATCCCAACTAAACTTATCAAGTTTCATACCTTTTTCAGTACTGAATACTTGACCACCTGTTAAGATAGCAATATCTTCTAATAATAATTTTCTACGGTCTCCAAAGTCAGGAGCTTTAACAGCTACAACTTTTAAAATACCTCTAGCTTTGTTTACAATTAAAGTAGCTAAAGCCTCACCATCAACATCTTCAGCAATTAATACTAAAGGTTTGTTTTGATTAGATACAGCTTCTAAAATAGGCAACAATTCTTTTACTTGAGTGAACTTCTTATCAGCGATCAAAATTAAAGCATCTTGTAAAGTAGTTGTCATTGAATTATTATCAGTCACAAAATAAGGTGATTTGTAACCTCTATCAAACTGCATGCCTTCTACTGTTTCAAGATAGGTTTCACCGTTTTTAGATTCTTCAATGAATACAACACCCTCACGACCTACTTTTTGCATTGCAGTAGCAATTAATTCACCTACTTCAGGATCATTATTTGCTGAAATGGTTGCAATTTGTTTTAATTGTTCCTCATTTGAAATGTCTTCTTTAATACCTGTACGGATAAAATCAATTAATTCTTTAACTGTTTTATCTATACTACGTTTAATTTCAACAGCATTAGCTCCATTGTTTAAATGAGCTAAACCTTGTTTAACCATTTCTTGAGCCAATAAAGTTGAAGTAGTAGTACCATCACCAGCATGGTCAGCAGTTTTAATAGCTGCTTGTTTAACCATTTGAACACCCAATTCTTCAATTGGATCTTCTAAAGAAGTAATTGTTCTTGCTATACTAACTCCATCTTTAGTAGAAAATACTTGACCATTAACAGTATATATAACATTTCTACCATTTGGTCCTAAAGTACAAGTGACAGCATCTGCTAACTTATCTACACCTGCGGATAACTTTTTACGTGCTTCCACACCACGTTCAATAACTTGTTTTGTCATATTTTTTTAATTTGATTTTTTATTTTTATATTTCCAAATATATCCTCCAGCTGTTTTTTGTTTTCCTTTACAACAAGATCTTATATCTCCTTTACCTAACCATTCTTGGGCTTTCTTAATAGATTCCCATTCTTTGATTATAATATTATTTAGATCATACTGAATTATAACATCTGGTTTTCTCCAATTGGTTTGAAATTTTTTTGATTCTTTTATTTTTTCTTTATGTTCTTTTGTTTTTGGTTTATTTTTTAGTTTTTCTGAAACTTTTGGGTTTGGCTTTGAGTTTTTTTCACTAATTTTTTTCTTAGATTCTTCATTATGTTTAGGTTTTCCTAACATTTTTTCTTTTTTCTTTTCAGAAGATTCTTTAGTCATTAGTTTACCTTTTTTAGCTTCACTTATTTTTTCTTTTTGTTCTTTAGTAACTTTTGACCATCCTCTAGACCTATTAGTTTTATTATAAAAAAGTGGGTCTTTAGCCGCATTTAGTAATTTTAACCAATATTCTTCTCTTTCGTCTAATCTAGAAATATCAATTACTATTTCAAGTATTTCCTCTTCAAGGTCTATTTTAGGATCTTTAACATATTTTTTATAATCTTTTAAATACTCAACCCCACTTCCTTTATATTTTACATTATTACCATTATGTTTACCAACATAATATTTACCAGTAAAAATTATTTTTCTTTTATATATATGAGGTTGGTTTATCATTTATAATAAATATGTCCTTAAACCACTAAAGACAGTTTTAAAAAAAACTATTTAACTTCACTATCATCAGTAATTTTAGCTAACACCTGATTTTCAGGGCCTAACCAATATTCTTCTCCTTCGTGTTCCATTTTACTAAAACCCATTGTTGGTAATACAACTGTGTCGCCTACATTCAACATAGTAGGAATAAAAGTTCCTGTAGCTGAATAATAACCTTTTCCTACAGCTATTACTTTACCAAGTTTGTTTTTCTCATTCCCCAAATCAGGGACAATAATCCCACCATATGATGTCTCTTCTGACTCAACTGGTTTTACGATAACTGAATTATAAATTGCTTCTAACATATTAAAAATTGAATTTTTGTGTGAATGAATTAATCATAGTATTATACTCACTAATGTATTCTTTTAATGAAGTATATGATTTACTATTAGCTTTATCTTTAGCTATAGATCTTAAAGCACTTCCTAAATTGCTATAATGACCTATAATCTTAGTGTAGTCTTTACCTGAATTGCTATAACGAGCATCCGGTGTAACTTTAAGGTTAACTGTCATGCAGTTGTCATCCATTGAAATAAAATAAGGTTCAATTTCAGGATCATTAATAAAACGTGTGTATTCTTTTTCAGTACTCATAACATTAATATAACATAACTTTATTGGTTTTCCAAACTTTCCTCAGCTTGAGGTAACTCATTTATTACTTCATCTTCTACAATAATTGCTTCTTCAACTATACGAACAAAATAAAGTAACCCGTCTTTTCTAAAAACATTAGTTGAATTAGTGTAAATCCTAAATTTATCAGTATCTATTCCTTTATTTTCAGGAATAACTCTTATGACTGTATATAAGTCATCACCAACCTTAATTAATTCAAAACCCATAATTTGTAATAAATATATTATTTTTTAACTTTTTTATTTCCTTTAGTATGTTTTGGCTCATAAGGACAATTTAAACACCCATTTCCACAACATTTTCCTATTTTAATAAGTTGTTCTGATGTTAATGGTTTAAAAGACATTATAATTCTTTTGCCACTAAATAATATTCACTTTTAATGCTCCCGTTATCAAAAGCTAATTTCATAACACCATCCAAATTAATACCCATAACACAATTAGCTACATCTTTATTACAATACATAATTTCTTTAATCAAATTTGAATTGTAATGAACTTTAAACATTGGAGGCAAATCATTTGTTTCAATATTAGGTAGATAAAAAGATACTTTATTTGAATGTTCAATATTACCTCCAAATACCATTTCTAACTGCATTTCAAAAGTAGCAGCGTTTATAACCGGTTGAAATACAACAGTATCAGTTTCCGCGAGTGCTGATTTTGCTTTAACTATAGCGTTTATACTTTCGTTATCTAACGTGGCTTCAATGTTGTATTGGTCATCACCAATGTATTCTCCTGCTTTAGGAATAATCATTAGGTCTGCTAAAGCGTAATTTAAAGTAAACTGATTATCTGAAATAATGAGTTTAGTAATCATTTTATGTTGTTTTTGATACTCTAAATTCAAATAACCGTTTGTAATACCTAATAACTTATTTAACTGAGTGGTATTACTAATACCGATTGATGAGTCTTCTAATTCAAAATCATCACATGTTACAACCCCTAACATTGTTCTATCAGGAGCAGTAAATTTAATTGTTAACTTATTGTCTTGAATGTCCCATTTAACAGCTTCATTCATTCCATTTAAGTAATACTTTGAAATAATACTTTGTAAGTCTGCTTTATTTATCATTTTTAAAATTTAAAAAATTTGTTTATATTTTGGTTTAATACTACTGCACCCCATCCTAAATCTGAATATAATGATTCTAATTTGTTTTTCAAAACTGAATCAAATAATCCATCCCTATCTATGTATTTTTCGGCAAACTCTAACAATTCAGGAGCATCGTTATATCCATTTAAAGCAATAACATCGATTCTGTATGGATTATCTTTTAAATAAACAATATAGATTTTATCTCCTACTTGAGGAACAGGATATTTTTTATCTAATCCTTTAAATCTTAAAATATCAGAAGTGTATATAGCTGCCTTCGTATTAATGGGACATTTTAATCCTAAT